TGGTGTGTGGACAAAATTCTGTCCTTCTAAGTGGTTATTTGAGAAGCTAGGCTTTAAAAAGACCAATCTATAGTGAGTGCTTTAGACGGGATATCTAAACGATCTAGAATAGCCTTAATACTTGCTGCTCTCATTATGTTTGTATTCTTTATAGTACAAACTTGTGTTGCATTTGAGTGGTGTAAAGCCTCGTATGAGATAGCATTATTTGGTTATTTGTCAGTTATCGCCTTCATGCCTCCATTCTTCATGGTAGTCTCTGAGTTTCTAAAAAAGAAGCAAGAGGTCGCAGTAGAATTAGATAAGAAAAACATATACCTGGAACACGCAGCTAAGATAATTCGTCATGATATGCACTCAGGAATCAACACATACATTCCAAGAGGTATATCAGGAATGCAACGACGATTATCTCCAGAAGCCATTGAAGAGCTAAAAATTCAAGCTCCGTTCAGATTACTACAAGACGGTCTGAAGCACGCTCAGAAAGTCTATGCTGGAGTATATGAGTTTACTAACCTGGTTAAGTCGGATGCTCAGATGAGTAAAAAAGAGGTTGACTTAGACGCAGCTTTGAAGGATTACCTCTCATTAACATCCTATAAGGATCAAGTAGTGATTGAAGACCTTCCAACTATGAGTATTAACGAAGCTCTCTTCTGTACAGCTATTGATAATCTAATTCGCAACGGATTGAAGTATAATGATAGCGATACAAAGGTGGTTAAGATATATTCAGAAGATAATTATATATGTATTGAGGATAATGGTCGCGGTATTACTAACGAGGAGTTTATTGAGCTATCAAAACCATATACAAGAAAGAAAGATCAAAAAGAAAGCGGTTCAGGTTTAGGATTGAATATTTGTACAGCGATATTAAACGAACACGGATTCACAGTTACAGCACAAAAACTAACTCAAGGTACCAAACTGAAAATAAAGATAAAATGATAGATTCAATTTTATTAGTGGATGATGAAAATTTATTTCATCTAGTGTTCGAAGATGCGTGTAGTTTATTAGATATTACGCTATCTTTAAAAAGTGTCAGCTCCACAGAAGAAGCTGAGAGGATCTTTGTAGATAGGTTTAAAAACAAAGACACCAAACCGGAGTGTGTATTTGTGGATCTGAATATCATTGGATCAAAGTACGATGGAATTGAGATGATTCGTAAAATCAACTTTGAGTATGGAAACGGGTGTGTGGTAGGAATCATCTCATCTAGCTCGGATAAGCAAGAGCAAGCAAAAGCGATTGCAGCAGGAGCTCAATTTTGGATTGTTAAGTCTGACGATATTGAACCTCGTTTAGAAGATTTTCGTAAAGACTTTGAGGGGTATAAGAATAAGACTGCACCATTTAAGGTATACAACTAACAACATAAAAGGTTATGATAAAATTAGGTTCAGATGCGCGAAAGCAGCTGATGGAATTAGCTGCAGCCAATCAATTATATTTGGAAGGCAATATTATTAAGGTCATAGACCCTGAGGGGGATACAAATTTTACTGAATATCTACGTATAGCTTCCGAAAATGATAAAGCTTCTCGACGAAAGCGTTTGGAAGTTACAAAACAAGTGCAAGCTCAGAATAAGGAATTAACATCAGCTCAGGAAGAAAATACAAAGTTGATGGAGGAGCTGAAAGTAGCATTAACAGCTGCCGAAAAGGCAAAGGAGTCAGCTGAATCTGACTTAGACTTATTACAAAAGAAAACACAAACAGAACTTATTGGTACAATTGTACGAGTGGCATTATGGGTAGTCATAGGTGTTGGACTCATCACTACCGGTATGTATGGGATTGCAATGATCACTGGAGTTGATACAACTTTGGTTGGCACTGCATGGTCTAATATGTTTGGTATTCTACTCACAAACTCATTCAGTATCATTGGTACTATTATGGGTGTTAAGTATGCAACAGAAAAAGATAGAGGTTAACGTTTTTCAGTAAACAGCCTATATTTATATACAGACCTGAGGGCAAGCTCAGTTACGAATTATTTTTTATTAACCATCTAAGGAGGTAAACATTATGAACACAGAAGTCACTTTTGACGTCCTATTCCGGGACCTATTTAACGCACATTCGCGTTTCGGATCTATTTCAGAGATCAAAATTCCACACCCAGTAGACATTTATGAACATTCAGACGGTCTTGTATTTGAGATCGCTTGTACTGGTTTGAGTAAAGATGAAGTCGATATTGATATCGAACTTGATGTACTCAAAGTGTCCTACAACAAACCAAAGCAGCATGACGGAGAAGAAGAAGCTCGCACATATCAGTGTAGAGGCATTGCTCGTCGATCATTTAATCTAGCTTACAAAATCTCACCAAAGTACACTCTATCAGAGAGTACAGCGGCTATGGAGAATGGTCTATTGATCATTACTATTCCATTTGCAGAAGAAGCTAAACCAAAAAAGTTACAAATTAAATAAACCAACGCTTGCTCTTGGGTCTTTTTTTCGTATATTAATTAAAACAACAGTTATATAATTATGAGTAGTGTATTCGAACCTATTAGCGATAAGCTAGTATGCAAACCTGTCGAACAGGATGAAATTAGCTCAGGCGGTATCTTATTGCCTGAAGTGGATGATCAAAAAACTTTAAAAGCAGAGGTAGTAGAAGCCGGTAAAGGTTTCTGGGCAGCTCCCAGTCTGTTTGTAGAAACAACCTGCAAACCTGGAGACATTGTAATCTACCAACGTTTCGCAGCCCAAGTAATGGAGTATGATGGTGTAGACTATCATATCGTACAAGAGCGCGACTTACTAACAAAAATCAAAAAGTAAATATGAGCAAGACAAAGGTTTTAAGTTTCAATTCAGAAGCGCGCGACAAAGTGCGTAGTGGTGTTAATCAGTTATCATCAGCAGTTCAAGCAACTTTAGGTCCAAAAGGACGTAACGTAATGATTGAACGTGAGCATGGTGGTCCAGTTATCACAAAGGATGGTGTATCAGTAGCGAAGGAGATTTATCTAAAAGATCCAGTAGAGAATGCAGGTGCACAGGCCTTAAAAGAGGTTTCAATGAAAGCAGCTAAAATGGCTGGTGATGGTACAACTACAGCAACCGTATTGGCAGCTTATATGTACAATGAAGGTTTGAAAGCAATCAATGCTGGTCACAATCCTATCGAGCTTAAGCGTGGTATGGATAAAGCATCTGCAGCGGTTATCGACAATCTTCGTGAGATGAGTCGTGACGTAGTTACAAATGAAGAGATTCAACAAGTAGCAACTATCTCAGCTAACAACGATTCCACAATCGGAGCAATCATTGCTGAAGCTATGGAAAGTGTTGGTAAGAATGGTGTAATCCAAGTAGATGAGTCTAAGACTTCAGAGACTACTTTAGAGATTGTTGAGGGTATGCAGATTGAGCGTGGATTTGTTTCACCTTACTTTGCAACAAACAACAACACAATGACAACTACATTGGAGAATCCGTACATCTTGATCTACGACCGTAAGATTAGCTCTGTTAAGGACATCTTACCATTGTTGGAAACTTGTAGCAAGCAAAACAAACCACTCGTAATCATCGCTGACGATGTAGATGGTGAAGCTTTAGCTGCATTAGTACTCAACAAAGCTCGTGGTATCTTGAATGTGGTTGCAATCAAAGCTCCAGGATTTGGTGATCGTAAGATTCACAACCTAGAAGATATTGCTATCTTAACTGGTGGTACTGTTGTTGCTCAACAAAAGGCAATGAAGTTGGAGAAACTGACAATTGAGATGTTAGGTACTTCACGTACAGTGACTGTTTCACAAAATGAGACTATCATTGTTGATGGTGCTGGTGATACAGAAGCTATCAAGGCTCGTATCGAAGAAATCAAAGCTCAGTACGAGAAAGCTGATAGCGATTATGAGAAGCAATTCTTGAAAGAGCGTATGAGTAAGTTGATCGGTGGTGTTGCAGTATTGAATATTGGAGCAGCAACAGAGATTGAACTCAAAGAGAAGAAAGACCGCGTAGACGATGCTTTGCACGCAACCCGTGCTGCCGTTGAAGAGGGAATCGTACCAGGTGGTGGTATTGCTCTTTACAATGCCTCACAGATTGATGTTGAGGTTGAGAACGAAGACCAAGAGGTTGGAGTTAAGATTGTTAAGAGAGCATGCTTTGCACCTTTCAAAGCAATCGTAGAGAATGCAGGAAAGAGTGCTGAAGCTTTAGTAGCAAACATTGACAGTGATACTTGGGGTTATGATGCTCGTAACGATCGCTTTGTTGATATGTTTGTAGCTGGTATCATCGATCCAACTAAGGTTACACGAACAGCAATCGAGTTAGCTACATCAGCAGCTAGTACGTTATTAACAACCGAGTGTGTGATTAGTTTTGATCCCGAAGAGAAGGATGAAAAAGGGTCTGCACCGGCATACTATTAATCAATAAACGGGGGCTTCGGCCCCCTTTTTTAAACTATGCAACAATTACAACAACAATTAGATTTCTCGCAAGCTGACACATATACTTGCGAAGAGTGTGGTAGTGAGAAGTTTGTAGTGAACTACCTTATCAAAAGATTCTCACCTATCGTATCGCCTACTGGTCAAGAAATGCTGACTCCTGTCCAAGCATTTGCTTGCGCTCACTGTGGTCACATTAATAAAGATTTCTTGCCAGAAAACGATACACTCTAGTTGCTAGATTAAAATTAATTTAGTATCTTTATTGTATGGCAAAGAAGACAGTTTCATATTCACAATTCTCTTTATACGCGAATTGTCCTAGAAGATGGAAACTTGATTATATAGACGGTCTCAGAAAGTATGAGCAAACCATTAACACTTGTTTTGGTACTGCCTTTCATAAAACTGTCCAAGATTATTTACAAGTTTTGTACTTCAAGTCAGTCAAAGAGGCTGACTCAATAGATTTAGAGGATGCTCTTAAACAAGCGTTGTTTGAGGAGTACAAGGAGTCGCTTACCAAGAATGGTGGAGTGCATTACTCAACACCTCAGGAGCTCGCTCAGTTTTATATGGAGGGAGCAGCTATCCTCAAGTACTTTCAACGACATCGTAGAGAATACTTCAGTACTAAGAATACAGAGTTAGTTGGTATTGAGATTCCATTAAACCAGGGGTTGATTAATAACATTGAGTTCAATGGGTTCATTGATATTGTTATTAAGGAAACTAACACAGGACGATATAAAATAATCGACTTGAAGACTAGTAACCAAGGGTGGAACAAATATCAAAAGGCTGACCAAACAAAGACAGCTCAGCTAATCCTATATAAGGAGTTCTATGCAAAGCAATTGGGTATCGATCCTGAGTTAATAGATGTAGAGTATTTAATCGTACGTCGAAACATAAATGAGAATAGTGACTTCCCAATGAAGCGTATTCAAACATTTGTTCCGGCTAGTGGTAAACCTACAAGAAACAAGATCGGTAAGATGTTTATCGACTTTGTACAGAGTGCGTTCACTGAGGATGGAACCTACAACATGGAAGGTCAATATCCAGCAATCGCATGTTCAGCTTGCAAGTACTGTCCGTATGCTAGTGAAGAGGTTTTATGTCCTAAAAAAGAGAGACTTAAATCATGAGTACGTTGTTAGATGTTTCAATGCAGCGAATCAATACATTGAACACTAAGTTGATTCCATCAGCAACGAGAGTATTTGAGCGCTGTCACAAAGAAAAGATCCCAGTCTATGTTGTTTGGGGTAGTCGTACTGTAGAACAGCAAGATGTGTTGTTTCGGTTAGGACGAACTGCTCCGGGACCACTCCAAACAACAAAGAGGGGTGGCTATAGTGCTCACAATTATGGATTGGCTTTAGACTTTTGTCTGCTATTCAATGGAGCATTGATGAGTTGGGAGGATTGCTATCCACGAGACTATTGGCGCAACAAATGGTTAAAGGTAGTAAGGTTTTTTGAAGAAGAGGGTTGGGAATCAGGATGGCGATGGCCAAGCTTTGAACCAGGTCATGTACAAAATTTATTAGGTTATACAGTTCTAGATTTATATGAGCAAGCTAGTAATAGGAATTACGGGAACAAAGACGTTTGAGAATAAGAAAATTATCAAGACGTTTATACATAAGTTGAAGGAGCATGTCTCACCAGAAGATGAGTTAGTGATAGTTGGGTTGGGAGACTTGCATGGAGCGGATAAGTACGTAAAGAAGTATGCACTAGAGTTAGGTTATACGTATCGCGAGATGAACGCACCACATACGAATAAGAATCTGTACAGCTTAATGTCGGAGGGTTATTATGCACAACCTTACAGCCATAAGAATATGTTTACACGAAATACAATCTTTTGCCAATACGTGAATAAATGTGTTGTGTTTGATGACACAAATCAGACAGATAAGAAGATTGTTAACCTAATTAAACAGCTTACTAAGGCTAGAAAAAAGGCGATCATTCTAACTCCGTGATATTTATATCAAATGACTGATCCTGAATTAAACATATTGCGTGAGTGTCTTGGTGACTTGACTATGTACATGGGAGGTAACGGTGTATCCGTTAACCCTGCACCTAGAGTCATTCTCAACAAGCAACCACAAGATATAGAACAACCAATGTTCAACCCTACTGCACACTATAGTCCAGTAGAGAAATCGATTACACTATACACTCACGGAAGACACATCAAAGACATCTTACGCAGCTTTGCTCATGAGATGATTCACCATGATCAGAATATGAATGGTTTATTGAAGATGGAGTTAGTAGGTGATACGAGTGATCCAAAGTACGCACAGAATAACGATCATTTAAGAAAGTTAGAAGAGGATGCATACTTACGTGGTAACATGATGTTCAGAGATTGGGCTGACAATAGAAAATACAAATAATGAAACTCAGAAAACTTCTAGAAAACATTACAGGTTATCCTCAACAGCAGCATGATGACCATGAAGTGTCAATGGCACTTACAGATTTGCGATCAATTGCTCAGAGAGCACAGCAATTAGCTGATCATCTTGAAAAAGAGGGTATCACTCAACTAGAGGGATGGGTACAATCTAAGATTACAAAGTCTGCTGATTACATTAATGCAGTATACGATGAGCATATGTTTGGTGGTCAACATCAAGGGTGTGCAGATTGTGGTCACGAGAGAGAAGAGGAAGATGATGAGGAGGACTTAGACGAATCAAAGCCTAATCCGTTAAGTACTTGTTGCGGTCGTTGTGGACGATTCCATGTTAAAGGTACAACTTGTCGTAAGCCTTATTTGACTGGTGATAAACATTGCAATAGAAGACCAAGATAATTTGAATAAGAGTGGGAAACCACTATAAAATTTGTTATATTAAAGTTATATCTAAAAACGACATGAGAGAAGGTTACATCCCAAAAGCAGATCGAAAAACGATCTTATTTCTTGCTGATGATATGCGCTTGCCTAGCGGTATCGGTACAATGACGCGAGAATTGATTCTAGGCAATGCACATCGCTACAACTTCGTCCATATTGGTGGAGCAGTTCAACATCCAGAAGCTGGTCAGATTATGGATCTTAGCGAGGAGATTAGCAAGCAATTCGATATCGAGGACCCAAGCGTCCTAATATACCCAACAAACGGATACGGTGATCCAGACTTGGTACGATTGATCATTGAGCGCCATGGCGTAGATGCTATTGTACACTTTACTGATCCACGTTATTCGATTTGGTTATATCGTATGTCAGCAGAATTAAGA